CCGGATGGCAACTTAGATTGGTTTATGGAAGAATTTGAAGGCTTTACTAAGAAAGAAGAACTTAGTAGAGCTATTTTAAAATCATATGATATGTTGGACAAAGGTGAATTTGCCCCAGTAGAGAAATTAATCAAAGATGCGGTACAAATTAGTTTATTAAAAGACATGGGCACAGATTATTTTGCCGATCCTAGAGGTCGTAATGACAAATATTTTAACAGTGGCGGGCAAGTAAGCACTGGCTGGCCAAGTTTAGATAGAATATTATATGGTGGGTTTAGTCGTGGAGAACTTAATATTTTTGCGGGCGGCTCGGGCTCAGGAAAATCTTTAGTTATGATGAATATTGCTATTAGCTGGTTGGAGCAAGGACTAAGTGGAGCATATATTAGTTTAGAACTTAGTGAAGAACTAGTCGGATTGCGTACTGATGCCATGCTGTCTAGCATGTCAACCAAAGATATTCGCAAGGATTTAGAAACAGCTGAATTAAAGATTAAAATGTTTGGTAAAAAAGCTGGACAATATCGAGTAAAATCATTGCCAGCACAAAGTAACATTAACGATGTACGTTCATATTTAAAAGAAGTACAAGTACAAACAGGAATCAAAGTTGATTTTATTATGGTTGATTATTTAGATTTATTGATGCCAGCTAGTGTTAAAGTTAATCCAAATGATCAGTTTATTAAAGACAAGTATGTGGCGGAAGAATTGCGTAACTTAGCGCAAGAATTAGGGATATTGTTAGTTACCGCATCGCAGTTAAATCGCGGAGCAGTTGAAGAGATTGAATTTGATCACAGTCATATTGCCGGTGGTATTTCTAAGATTAATACCGCAGACAATGTATTTGGTATATTTACAAGTCGTGCTATGAAAGAGCGTGGTCGCTATCAATTACAATGTATGAAAACTCGTACAAGTAACGGGACCGGGCAAAAGGTAGAATTAGACTATAATATCGAAACAATGAGAATTACTGATTTACCTGAAGAAGCGACACCAGTGAATTCATTTAGAAAATCCAACATTTACGACAGTATAAAAACACAAACTAAGGTTAGTAACAGTGAAACTATTGACGCTAGCACGGGCGAAATTGGCAAAATTACAGCCGAGGTGCAAAGCAGTAAATTAAAGGCATTGCTAGGGCAAATTAAACAGAATTAAAAGCCAGACTATAATTTAAATTGTAATAAATAATAAAAAGGTTCTGGCAATTATGCAAAAGAAAACCCGTAGTTTATTAGAAGAATTAGACAGTATGTATATCGAGCATGACCAGCGTCATGTAATCGAAAATCGTGCCTCTAATATTATTGCCTCCGCTATTCGTTTATTGGAACAAATTGACGAAAACTACCCACCAGAACAAGCAGAGAACCTTACCCGTAAATTAATTAATGCGATCAAACTTCGCAATCCAGAAAAGTTTACTCGCACCGTAAGGAAGACTGATGGAAATTCATGAAATAACTAAACGCCAGCGTACAGACGAAGGTTTATTAGATAAAGTTAAAAGCACTATCAGCGCGGTTAAAACTAAAGCAGTAACAGCAGGCGACCGATGGCAGGAAAAGCAGTGGGACAAAACTCAAGATAAAAGAAATAAAGAAGCCGCAGACGCTGCTAAGGTACTGGCTAGAAAAGGGTTCAATGTTGATACTACAACTCCGGCGGCGCAAGCACAAACACCAACTAGAGTAAAACAACAACAACAACAAAAAATTGCTCAATTACAAAAAGCATTTGATCAAGAGTTTGAACTTAATCCTAACGCGGCCCAAATACATGCTCAGCAACAAGCAGCAAACGCAGAAAAAGCAGCAAAAGCCTATGCTCCACAAACTCAACAAAATATAGCGGCACAAAATAAACAGATGAGCCCGCAATCAGGCATTAAAGAAGGGTCTCTCGCTCAAAGAGCACAAGCTCGTAATGCTGGTGTAACACAAACACCAGCACAAGCTACACCAACCCCATCAGGAAAAAAAGACATTTCTAAAGATTTTAATGCGTGGATAAGCCAACATATACCTGGTTTAGAAAATGTTCCAGCTGATGTTAAACAAAAATTAAATGCTATTTTTAAACAAATGTCTGATGCCAAAGATCCAAAATCTATTGATGCAGCATTTCAACAATATGCCGACTTAGCTCTAGCTTCTGTAGGTAATGCAAACCAAGGTCAGCAAGGACAACAAGGTCAAGGCGGTGTCTCACCAAGTGCTCGATATGCCCAACAAGGCATTGCCGATCAACTAGGAATTAGTTCAGATGCTATTGTTAAACTACAACAACGCATGGCTCAAAATCAAGAACAAATTAGCAACGCACACACCGGGTCTAAAACTATAGATACATTGATTCAAGCGGTGGCCAAAAAATGATAACATTAAAAGAAGGTGGCAATGTTTTTAAGAATAATGATGGCCAGATACTAACACAAAGAATCAATCAAACTGATGTCAGAACAACATTACAATGGCTCGAACAAATGGTTGATCTTGATTTAGTAGATAACACATTGGGTAGCACAGGACTTAAACCTACATCTGGAGATTTAGATGTGGCAGTAGATGCTAGTCAAATAACCCCTGAACAATTGGTAGCAGAACTTACACAATGGTGTACAAGTCAAAAATTAAAACCACAGGAGTATATTAAAAAAGGTGCGAACCAAGTACATTTTAAAACCCCTATAAGCGGTAACCCTAATAACGGATATGTACAAACTGATTTTATGTTTATGAAAGATGTAGGTATTGGTAAATTCTTTTTATCGGCGCCAGCAAATTCGGAATACAAAGGCGCAGATAGAAATATATTAATTAATTCTCTTGCTAAAGCATTAGGTTATAAACTAGATCAGCGTCGTGGTATTATCAATCGTGCTAATGAAGAAGTAGTTGAAACAGATCCCGACAAGATCGCTAAACTTTTACTCAACCCCGGTGTTACCAAGGATGACTTGTACTCGGTGGAAACCATTGTCCAGGCACTACAAAAAGATCCTAAAAAAGATGAAAAATTAGCAGATGCTAGAGCACATTTCAAAAGAGTTGGCGTTCCATTTTTTGAAAACACCAGTACAGAACTTTACACAGAAGTACATTTCCTAGCCCGCTTGCGTGACCGTATTGTCAATCAAGGCATGGAAAAATTAATTGAAAATACAGAAGTACAAGGCGGCAAAGCCAAAGGCATCGAACACATTGAAGATTTAGTATTTAGAAAAGGGACCGCAGGTATTAAAGAAGCACTTGCGGTCATTGAACATCTTAAAGACAATACAAAATCATCTGTCACAGTCAAGTGGGACGGCAAACCAGCGGTGGTATTTGGGCGCGAAACTAATGGAACTTTTGTACTAACTGATGTAGCCGGGTTTGGCGCAGTGGGCTATAATGGTATGTTTACAAGTCCAAAACAAATTACACAACATTTGACCAACAGAGATACCGAAGCAAAAGCACAGGGCAAATCAGCCAATCGAGTAGCTCAGTTAGCTCCTATCTATCAAACATTGTGGCCCATGCTCGAAGCAGCAACCCCAAAAGATTTTAAAGGTTATGTTCAGGGCGATTTATTGTATATTACAACCCCGCCGGAAGTGTCGGGCGCTTTTGTATTCAAACCTAATACAGTAGAGTATAATATTCCTGCTAGTTCTAAATTAGGGCAGGAAATTGCTGGAAGCCATGTGGGTATTGCTATACACACTTATTATAAAGAGCAAGGCGCCAGCAAAGAACCATTAACCAAAGTTGACCTAAATACAGTTCCAGGTTTGTTGTTGATCGAACCTATTGCTCCGGCAGAAAATGTTAAACCTACAGACAGTGGTTTAGTTAAACAACTAAAAGGCCTAGTAAGTAGTAGCGGAACAGCTATTAATACCTTGTTTAATCCTGCTGAACTACGCCAACTACAAATTAGTGATTTGCCAAGATTGTGTGTGGATTATATCAATAGTTTGGTTAAAGATGATTCTGTGGCAGATTTTGACCCCGCTGTATTGTTACCTGGATTTGGCAAATGGTTACAGACTAAAGTGACTCCCCGCAAGTATAACAATATTGTAGAATACTTACAAAGCCCAAGAAGTAATATGGACGGAATGAGTGCGGCGTTTACAGCTTTTGTATTGCTACACAATATCAAGATGGACATGCTACAACAATTAGACCGCCAACATCCTGGACAAGAAGGTTGGGTTATTGCTCACCCAGGCGGAATGACTAAATTTGTTAATAGATTTGGTTTTTCTCGGGCAAACGCAGCCCAAAATGCCCCACAATCCTAACCCAACTCCTTAATTTTTTGCCAATTGGCTAAATACACGTAGGACCTTTGAGTCCACATATATAAGGAGATTTAAATCATGGCTTCAATTCCATTAGTATCAGGTGGTTCACAACCAGTATTCGCTATTGACACAAACAATGGCCCACAATTAGCTGCAAACACAACATACACACCAGCAGGCACACCAACAAACTTTGCAGGCCCAGCTTACGACTTTTTTGGCGTTGACCTCGGAGCTGACCCTTCAGCTCAAGCAGGTGTTAACGGTGCGCTCCAGACTATTTTGCAAACTATTCAGCAAACAAGTACTGTAGCAATTTATCAAGTTGCTGCAACTGCTAACGTTACAAATTTGAGTTTGGCTCTGTATCCAGTTGGAGCTTATACAGCTGCAACATTGGAAACTGCTATTCGTTCATGCGGTTCTAACGTTGCTGGTACAGGCTACAATGCTTCTGGCGCAACTGTAACTAACGTTGGTTTCCGTTTGGCTAGTACAGCTACAACAGCAAGTTAATTTTAAAGTTTACTTTGAAATGTCAAGAAAGCACCGCAAGGTGCTTTTTTGTTGAGATTATAATGTAAATTTTATCGAGAAATATTATAAATATGTTATTATACCAAAAAAGGTAAACAATGTCATTAACTATTGGATCAGGATTTAATGTAGGTGCTGGATTTAGTATTTCAGTGGCCCCAACAGCCGTAGCAGGAGCTACATCAACGGTATCGGCAACTCAAAACACAGCTATCACTAGTTTTAATCCATTTAGTAGTGTTACTGGTGGAATTGCCCCATATACATATTATGTTAGTTCAGGTACACTACCTACTGGCATAGCTATCAATCCTAGTACCGGATTAGTATCGGGTACTCACGGTTCTTCAATCGTCTGCCAATGTTGTATTTTCTGTACGCGATGCCGCCAATTCTGTAGCTACAACAACTTCTACCGTTAGCTTTGCTGTAACAACTCCTCCTATTAGCGTACAATATCTAGTAGTAGCTGGAGGGGGCGGAGCTGGCACAGCTGGTGGTATCACTGGCGAAGGCGGAGCAGGTGGAGCTGGCGGAGTTGTACGAGGTTCAATTACAACTAGCAGTGGCACACCATTTACTTTACTTATTGGCGCCGGCGGTGCTGGTGGTACCGGGTGGTCGCCTGGCAGTAATGGCGCCAATAGTACTATAAGTTCTCCGATTGTAACAACAATCACGGCCGCAGGCGGTGGTAGCGGCAGT